AGATAAAAATGTTCTAAGTGTGTTCCACTTTTCTGATAAATTGCCTCGTACAGATTTACCATTAAACCGTTTTTCGGTATCATCTGTAAACTCTAATACCGGTTCTAACTTTTCATAATCTTCTGGCGATTCTGGAATCCAAATATTATTTTTAACTTCTTGAACCATCTTTTTTTGTTCTGGATTTTCCATTAAAACTTCATCACCAAACAATGTACTAGCGTTTGTTGTTGGATATTTCTTATGTACTTCTGTCCACTTTTGAAATAGTGTATATTCTTGTACTGTCATTTTAGATACAAATGATAGGTCTTTGACAATAGTTTCTCTTAAAAATGATTCATCAACATCTTCTATCGTTGAGACATCATTCTCATCTTGCCATTTCTTCCATTCACTTTCAACAAAATCTAAGTCTTGTTTTTGGTGTATATCTATTTTTTCTGCTGTTGTCATAATCTAAAAATATAATTTAACGAATATAGCTAATACCAATAGTAGTATTATCAATTCACATATGCTAATTTCTGGCCTTAACATAGAAGTTCTAATATGTAACCAATGAGTAAGTGATGACCACCAATCTGGTCGATTATGCATTATTGATACAAATACTAAAATAAGTATTAATAAGGTTGTTAATATTATCATCATCTTCTTGCTCTTTGTAATTTATCAAATTGTTTTTCTGCTTTTTTAAATGCTCTTTCCAATTTGAGTTGACTTGCATGTTCAGTAAATGTTCTTCCTAATATATGGTCCATCTCATGTTGAAAAATTCTACTCATGATACCATCTAAGTGTGCCTCTTTTAAATCGCCCTTTTCATCTTCGTATTTGACTACAATCTTTCTTGGTCTTTTAAGATTAAGAAACACAAAAGGAAATGTGAGACAACCTTCAGTCATGTTGATTTCTTCATCACCTGAAGATACTATTATAGGGTTAAAACACTTTAATGTCAACCCTGATTCGATATCAGGATGGCCACCAATACAAAAGAAATTGAAAGGCAATCCCACCTGATTACATGTTAGACCTACACCACCCATAGCTTGCATAGCTGCAATCATTTTTTTAGATAATGCTTCTCTATCTTCAAATCCATGTTCTTCTAACATTTCATCTTGCATGGGTGCTATTGCACATTGTACTCTTGGGTCTGATGGTGGTATTAATTTTAAATCATTAGACATTTTGTAACCTCGTGAAGTTGTGTTCTTTTTCAAATGAGACTATGTTTGTAAACTTGTCAAATAGAATATCTCCTTTATGTGATATTATAAAAACATTTTCGTTTTTAAGAGCACCAATAATTTTAAAGAAGTCTTCAGTACCTTGACCATCTAAACTACTATCAAATATCTCATCTAATATTAATAGATTTGTGTTTGTACTGTTTTTAAGTTTCGCAATAGAACGCCAGGTAAACAGTAATGCCAAATCAATTCGCATTTTTTCACCTTCACTAAAATTGTTATAATTAAATTTATCTCTGTTTCTACTTTTAACTGTTTCGTTAAATTCTTCATCTAAGTGAAATGAGACAAAAAAGTCCATATCTTGTAGATACTTGTTTATTAGATTATTCATGATAGGTAGATATTTCTTGATAATGTTTGCACGAGCCCCCTTATCAGATAATATCTCTCTAACTACATCTACATAATCCTTTTCTTCTGTTACAGAGGTTAATTCAGATTTTGCCTTTTTAAGGTCTTCTTTTAATTGTTCTAGTTCTTTTTCTAATTGTTCTGAAGATTCTCCATCATCTAGAGTTTCAATATCTTCACTTATACTATCACTATGTTTTTTCAATTCAGATAATGAGGTATTAATTTTTGCAACCTCTACATTTAGGTCTTGAATCTTTTTAGATACAGCATCCATTTCAGTAACCTTAGATTCTACTTTAACTATTTCTCCTGTTAACTCTTGCAGGCCTTTTTCTAATTTATCTATTGTCTGTTTTTCTTCTGTAATCTTTTTATCTTTTAATTCTGATGGTATATTCTGTGTGCATACAGGACAATCATCATGTTCTTCAAAAAATGATAATGTCTTTTTATGATTATTTAAATTGTTTTCAATCTTAGCTTCAAGTTTGCTTAATTCATTTACTTTTTTTGTAACTTTTGGCTTTTGTTCTACAATTGCCTGATGTTTTGCTATCTTTTCATCAATTTCTTTTAATTTTAGTCTATATAGTCTATCCGCCTCTTGATTTTGTTCAATTTTTGTACGAGACCTTCCCTCCGCCTCTCCTGTACGCCTCCTGAGACTTTCGTAATGCTCGTACTGTAGTGCATACCGACTATCAATTAAATCGCAGGAATGCCTTACCTCGATGACTTTTTTTGCCAGCTCGCTCTGTTGGGAACGTAAAATCAAGTCCATTTGTGTAAAAACTTTAATATCAAGAATTTCTTCTACAACATCACGCCTGTATCTTGGTTTCATCTTCATGAACGGCTCATACGATGAAGAACCTAATAATACGACTTGAATGAATGAACGATAATTCAATTTCATAATATTTTGTTCTAGATATTTTTGATAATCTACATTTGAAGCGTCTTGATTTACCAATGTATCACCATCGTATATTTCAAACTTATTTGGTTTGATACCACGGATAACTGTATAGTTTTTTGTACCAACGGAAAATGATACTTTGACCTCACAGTCTGAATCATTTATAGAATTTACTATTTGGTCTTTCTTGATTATTCTAAATGGTCTATTAAACAATGCAAAACATAGAGCGTCTAATAGTGTAGATTTACCAGAACCATTTTTACCAATAATTAATGTAGTTGGCGATTTATCTAAATCTATTTCTATTGGTGTTTGGCCTGTAGATAAGAAGTTTTTCCATTCAACCTTCTTAAAATGAATCATTCGTTAACCTCTTTGTAAAGATTATTAATAAACTGTTTAAGTTTGGCCCTATCTAAATCAGTATCTATTTGTTCTACATAATTACCTAAGAATGTCAATGTGTCTTCTCCTTGGTCTAAAATGTCATCTCTAACTGAAGCTGTAATGTCTGATGTATCTTCATCAATAATGGTAAGTTCGTGTGCATTTATCTCTGTATGTAATTTATTAACAAAGGATTCAAACATATTATTATCAGTCTTGTTGGTTACAAATATCTTAATATGTGTATTATCATATTTTGATACATCTTCTTTTGAATAATCAGTTTGTTTATCATCATAATAAATCTTTCTAAACATTCTTAATGGATTAGGTACTCTAGTTAATTCTCTTGTTTGAGTATCAAATATATGAAATCCTTTTGGACACTTATAATCGTTCCAAGTCATTTCATACTGTGTACCACAATAATATATCTGACCATCATCTGATTTCTTATGAAAGTGTCCAGAGATAACCTTTTCAAATCTTTTAAATAAGTTCTTTTCTAAACCATGGTCATTGAAAAATCCTTTATGCATTTCAAATCCTTTTACTTCTAAATGGCCCATGCATATCTGAGCTGTGGAGTTTTGTATCATGTTTACACTTTCATCATAATTGTCATCACATATCCAAGGCACTAATAATATTTTTAGTCCATCAAATATCATTTCTTTTGGTGATGAATAAATCCATGGTTCTGCCTTACCATCAAATGTTGTAATGAGTTGTTGCATTGCATTAACTTCATTAGTATTCTTATAATAAGTATCATGGTTGCCTAAAATTATATGAGTATCTATCTTCATATCCCACAATCTTCGCCAAAATTTTTGTTGAAAGTTGTGTGCTGTGTTGAAGTTAATAAACTTTCTTCTATCAACAACATCACCTAGATGTACTAGGCATTTGATTTTATGTTCTTCTAGATATGGAAAAAACAATTCATCATAGAATTTGTTTTGATATTCCATAAAGGCAGGTGAATCATTTCTTACTCCGAAATGAGTATCGTTCAATAGTGCAATTTTCATAATCTAATAAAAGTATTCAAGTCTTCCTTTCTTAACTTCCTTTTTCTTTTTAGCTTTAGGTTTAGGCATGTCAAGTATAGTATTCTTTTGTAGAAAGTCGGAAAACTGATTTCTAAAATCTCTGTCTTCACCATCATTTAGTGAAAATTCATCATAGTTTCCTTCAAATATCAATCTACTTTTAATCTCTGATTGTTTCTTTTCTTTTTGTATTCTTCTTACAAATGCATAGTATATTATTTGTGTAAAATATGCAAAAGGATTGTTTGATTTTTCAGGATTGAAATTGTCAAGATACTGTAGACAGTTTTCAATACCATCAGATATCATATCATCTCTAAATGTATAATTTATAAAGTTTGGTCTATATGATAAATGGTTTGCAATTTTTAAAAAGCATTCTCCGATATAGTTTGTTACAGGTGGTTTTGCTTCGCCAGATTCTTCTGCCTCACTACATAACTTTCTGTATTCAACCATTGCGGCTAAAAACTCTTTATTATTTACATAATGTTCTTTTTTCTTATCTGATTTCATGTTATTCATTATACTCCATATTATACTTTATGTCAATGGTCAGTTGGTTTTTATTAGTTTTATAAATGTATTTGTCCATATTGTAAACGGCACATAGTAATCTGCTGGATTATCATGATGATATTTATGGTGACCATCAGCAAACAGTACTGTATATAACCATTTATCTTGTGGATAATCTGGATAATGACAGAATGTGTTTATATATCCACCACCCACTATTGATACTAATGCTGTAAATATATAGAAAGGATACACTAAAATTGGATTAATTGCAAGCAGGAGACAGAAATAAAATAAATGAATTTTGAAGTAATGTTTGTCTACAAAAATATGTTCTTTGTCTTTTAATAAGTCTCTTGCACTTAATAGGTTTATATTTAAATCTTTTTTAAAGTTAAAGTATGGAAAGAATGTATCTAGTTTTCCATTATACTTTGGACTATGTGGGTCTTTATTACTATCTGTATGTCTATGATGTGTCAAGTGTATAGACTTATACATTAATGGTGAACCTTCACTTGCTAAAATAGCATGTAGAAATAAGAAGTAATGCCAAAATTTATTTGTTTTAAATGCCTTGTGTGTGAAATATCTGTGTATTGCTATTGGTTGTGCGACAAGTCCTAACACCCAACCTATAAACATACATATTAACCATTCAGTTAATGACAATATAAAGAAACTAGATAATGCACCTAGCCAAATTAGTATATGTAGAATTCCTAGTTTATGGTTGACGGACACGATACTTAACCTTTGGTTCACCTATAAGTTTTATAATGGTACCTGAAAAGTCAGGAAAAGGATAAGTTGCTGTAGCTCTATAATGATGTTCTTTATGCCACCCTTCACCTGCTAATAACCATTCAATCCATTTCTTATTTGATACCCCTTCATCAGGTAAATGATTAAATACATTTACGATTGCACCAAATAAAACTGCCCATATTATAGGGAAGAAATATAATGGATATAATAAAATAGGATTAATTAAAAATAATAATGTAATGTATACTACATGAAACTTGTTATAGTGTTGATGTACAAATTTCTGTTCTGGATATTTAACTAAAAATCTTTTTGCATACGATAAATCTACAGCATAGATATTAAAAAAGTAACCAAAAAATACTGATAGTTTACCTTTATGTGTAGGACTATGTGGGTCTTTGTCTGTATCTGAATATTTGTGATGTCTTAAATGTACACTTGCATATGTAGCTGGCGACCCCATACCACACATTGTTGATTGAAAGCATAATACATAATGCCAAAATTTGTTTACTTCAAAACTTCTATGAGCCCAATATCTATGTAGACCAACACCATGACCTATAACTCCACCTAGAAACCATCCTACGAAGCAAAATATTAGCCATAGATAAAATGGTAAAATGAATAAACCATAAATTATGCCTATAAGAGAAAATCCTTGATAGGCACATAGTTTAGCGTTTTCTATTTGATAACTTGTCATTTCGATATTGCTCTCATCAAATAACCTAACATATCATATCTACCACATATTAGTTTAGTAGGTTCAAAATGATGATTGTTTTGATAACTCTCACCTAATGTAAATATATTAAGCACATGACTATTTATGCTTTTGTCTGGTAAATCATGTTCTCTCCAACCTAGTTCTATTGGTTGACCATGACCAAATACACCTACACCAAAGTGTACACACAATAGATACATGGTACATGGCAACGCCCACATATAGATAACTAATAATGGGTTGATTGACAATAACAATAAAATGTAGATTGTTATTATTTTAAAATAGTGATTATGTATAAAAAGTTGTATAGGGTCTCTCATCAAGTCTTTTACTATCATTAGATTAAATGTTTTGACTGGCCAGAAACCATGAAATCCTGTTAGTATAGGTTTTTCTTGTGGATAATATGGGTCTTCACCCTTGACATCTGAGTGTCTATGATGTAACCTGTGTTGTGAAACCCAGGCGATACTACTACCTAACCCAGATATAGTACCTATGAATATTAAAAAGTATTTAAAAAAATTGCCTGTTTTAAATTGTTTATGAGATAATAGTTTGTGATATCCACCAGATACACCTATTGTAAATAATATCCACATAACAAGTGAAACTAAGAAATAGTTTGTTGTAATAAAAAACATTCCTACAATAGATAATGTGTAGGAAAGTACCATTATTAGTTTCATTTTCTGATATATATTCATTCGTTTCACCATTGACAGATTCAAAAATCTGTGTTAAAATTAGCGTGTTGCGTGTGCAGAGAAGGCTTGGAGGTAAGGATTAATGTTTGGTTGTATCATCATCCAAGGTGTCAAAGATTTCATTTATTTTGTTAGACAATTCATCAGTCATCTTTTCTTTAGAATAAACTTCCTGATTTAAACTATCAGTTTCACCACCTGTATATGCTTTAGAAACATTTTTATAACTTTCTTTTATAGCTTCGTTTGCACTAGTGATAGTCATAATCTTATCTTTTGGAAGATTTATAAGTTCATCGTTAGAATAAGATGTCCATTTAACTAAAGCGATATAATCTCTTAAACCATCTTCTTCCATAGAAGGCACATATTTTAACAATAAAGGTTTTATCACCCTCAAAACAGGCGAAGCGTCTGGCGTCTGTCTATTGTCAGCAGGAACAACACAAATAATATCATCACCATTAATAAGTTTAATGATTCTAACACCAAATGATTTAGATACTTTTACTTTACTTTCTTCTGTTTTAACTTCCATTGTTTAACTCCACATCATGTATTTCGTAATCAAAACCTTCTTCGTTGTAAATATTTATCCTTTCTCTAAAGTGGGCCAGAGTATAGTTCTCTTTTTCGTTATGTGTTAAATCATCTGATATATCATATAATGTTGCACTAGAGTTATTATCTTTTAATCTAAGACCACGACCAATAGACTGTAAGTTTCTTATTTTACTTTTACTAGGACTACTAAAGACTATGTTATGTAAATTGCGAATATTAATACCTGTACTAAAAGTACCATATGAGGCAATAATAATTGCATTATCAGACTTCTCAGTTATCTCTCTAATTCTTTCTCTTTCTTCAGCTTCTACACCACCATATACAAAAAAGACTTGTTTATTCTTTGCCTTATCTTCAATCATTTGTTTTAATAACATACCATGTTTTTCTACATATTGAAATAAACATAAAGAATTACCTTGTAAATCGGAACACAGATTGGTTATAAATTTATTTCGAGACTCACAAGATACAAGAAAATCCATTTCTTCTTGATAACTTTTTTCTCTTAAAAAATCTCTAGAATACTTGTCATGTTGCAGAACAAGGCAATATATTTTTAAAGCAGCTAACTGTTTCTTTTCTTGTAATTCTGCTGTTGATACAACTCTGTTTACAGCACCAAATAATCCTTCTAAAACTAACTTATGTGTTTTACTATCATCTAAAGTGCCTGTAAGACCTACTCTATATTTACAGTCTACAAGTTTAGATAATATCTTTGTTAGTGATACTGCTTTAAATAGATGTGCCTCATCACCTATTATCATACCATATTCTTGAAACCAATTTTTAGGCATTTGATAGATAGATTGCCAAGTAGATATCACAATTCTTTTGTTTGTTTCTTTTTCATGACCTTGATATATCTTATGAACATTCTTTAAACTATTATAACCATAATCATTAAAGTCTTTATATAATTGTTCAACCAAAGAAGTAGTCGGAACTATTATCAATATCTTATTGTTTTTCTCCTCTTTTAATCTTAGTAAATTAAAACGAACCATCAGATAGGTTATTAAAGATTTTCCGGAGGCCGTCGGCGATAATAACAAACATCTACTCTTAACTAACGAATGTTTAAAGGCAGCTTTCTGATAATCTCTTACTTCAAAAGGTATCTTTAGTTTAGAGATAAATGTATCTACTAGTTTATCATCTAGTGTGGCATCCTTTATGCCTGTGTTATCTATTATCTCTACATCATTTTCTTTACACCAATTAAGTATGTAAGGATATAGACCTGTATAGATTTGACCATTAGCGTAGGAAAACAGGCGAATTTTTCCATCCCACCTTCTACTTCTATACTGTGGCATAAACTTATAACCAGGCACTTCAAAGGTAAAGTAAGATGATAAATCTCTCCTTAAATCAGCTTCGGCATCCACTTGAAGATGTACTTCATCTTTTTTAGTTATTATAATATTTCTCATATAATCCAAGTCATTACACTATATCTTGTTCCTTTTGATACATACTTTACTTCATGTGGGTACATAAAGTTTGAAGGGAATATTATACATGAACCTTTCTTTTTAGGTACTTCATATTCACCATCACATAAAATAAAATCACCACCTTCATAGTCATCATTTAAAAATAGTAAGGCAGTTATATGTGGGTAACCAAACTGTTGCCCATGACTATGGTGTATATTGTCTATATGACTTTTCATATAACCACCTTTTGTGTAACGATTCATTCTAAAATCTGTAAATCTTTCTGGTATAATTCTTGGGTGTTTCTTTGTGTATTCATTGACACAATTAAGATAACATTCTTTTAAGTGAGAATAATATTTTTGATTTTGAGTAATCCAATAATTGTGCATGAACACTTGTTTTTTAGTAATTGGAGAAATGCCTGAAGATGTAGAAAATGTAGAAGTTTCCCACTTAGCATTTTTATCAAAGTAATTAATTATGATATTACATAACTTTGAACTAATGGCGTCCTTAAAATAAGAAATGTAAGAAGTTTTTAATAAACTAGAAGTTTGCTGATTGGAAATCTTTGTGTTCACCCATTTCACCTCGTATCATAATATTCCATGATATACTTATTCTATCATGTTTACTTTTATTTATAGGTACCCAATGAGACAGCCATGAGGGAAATAATAACATTCTATTTGATTTTGAATCATATGTTATTACATTGGCATTATCTAAGTTGTCATCTTTTTTAGGTAAAAAAACTGACGCTTGTGGTCTTGGGTCCGAAAAATTGATACCTGATGTTTCATGTGCATAAACATAAAAAACACCACTAAAAAAATTATTTGAGTGATTGTGTACTGTGTGCATTTCGCCTGGTCTTAAAATATTTGCCCACATATCAGTAATTTCTAAACTATTAAAGTGATAACCCAATGTCTTTAATGCCTTTTTATTTTGTATCATAACTAATTCAGCAAAATTTTTAAAGTAAATATTATGGTGTAATAGATAATCACTTTGCCAATTTTCTGTGTCTTCTTTTTCAAATGTAACTCTGTTATGTATTTTAGAAAGCTCTTCACTTGATAGAAGATTATCAATTAAGAAAATATTGGTGGGAAATAATTTATGATGTAACATTATACAGCGCCAGAAGTAAATTTACGCCACTCAATAGCATTTTTTATTTGCCAATCTCTATTGGTAATTTGTCTTAATACTTTATCTAAGTAATCAACAACAGTTCCTAAGTAAGATATCTTTTGAGATAGTTTTTGTAAATCTACATCTGAATCAAGGTACTTATCTATATCTGTTTTTAATATTTTTAAGTCAAATGGTTTGTCTTTATATACCTGTGGACTTGCCTTACCTGTATAGTATTCCCATTTTTCTCTTTTAAGTATCTTGTGTTCAGATTCAGCTCTAACCAATAACAACTTAAAATTATTGTAATGTTTTAAGTATTTGTTATGTATTTGAGGTGTCTTTAAAGATTCTAAATCTAACTCTGAATCGTTAAGCTTTAAATCTTTATCGACTAAATCTTGAAGTTCTTCTAATGTCATAGATTACCATTATATATTAATTGCCAAGTAATGTCAAGTCTAGGTAGTAGTTACTGTTGTAGTACTAGAACCTACTGTGGCAAATTCATAAAGTTTATAATTGAATGTAACAGATGTTGTTAGATATTCTACATCACCGGCCTGTTGTTCATAATTTAAACCACCTAAAGATACAGGAAATATATCTCTGAATCTAACTTCTACTATCGCATTATTCTTGCTTGACAGTATCATTAAGGTAGCGTCGGAGAATGTCGAACCTTCATCTGGTGTGTTGTTGTTGACTTTACCTGCCTCGGTTGATACATTTCCAGATGAGGTTGGGAATCTGTCTGTCCCAGCGTCCTGGAGAGTTTTAAACTCTGAATGGTCTCTAGGAAATCCTAGACCTGTTAACCAACCATGTATCTCACGATAGTTTTCTAAATGTTCATCTACAAGAAAGCTTAATGTTAATGATTCATAAGATAATTTATCGCCAGGTCCTGGCAAATCTCTTAACATTGTTGCTTGAGTAGTGGTGCCCATAGATATGCCTGGCACATTTACAGATGTTACAAAATACTCAACCTTTGGTAGTTTAACTATATTAAATTTAAACTGTGTAGGTGAAGCGTAATCTAACTGTGTAGGTTGTCTTGTATATGAATTTGTTACTGTCATTCTGTTATAGTGAAATGTTGATTATCTAATTCTATATCTATAGTTTTTGTATCACAATGCGATTGTGTATCTGTATCATAATATACTGTACAACCTGATAATGATTCACTTGTAAGACCTTCAGGCGCAGAATCTACATTGTATAGAAAAACACCTGTTGCTGTTTTTGAACTAGAATCATAAACAAAAAAATCAGCATTTAGTGTCTTTAAAATCTCATCTGTTACTTCTTCACTATTGGGGTTAATATTAAATCCTATTTGTTTTTTACCTGGAAATTCATTTTGAGCTGTTACAGGATTTTCATCGGCACCAAATACTACCGGATGTATATCTAGTCTCCAATGTTCACCTATACTTGACATTGATGTTTGTAATGAATCTGTTATAGTAATTGCCATAGTACTATTTATAAGAGATTAATTCTTCTTGTGAGTAAGTTAACCACTCATCATTTATATCTTTAGGTAACATGTGAATTACTTTATTTTGACATAATTCTCTACTTTCAGGAGATAGTACAATTTTGAATCCATCGTGGTCTTGTACATAATCATCAGACTGTATGTCTTCAGACTTTCTAGTATTTTTGTTATAAATTGGTGTCATAAAATGACCATTTCCTATTTTACTTTCTTTATCGTAAAAGTACCAATACCACTCTCTATTGAATATTCTTTTGTATGTAAGACTATCTCTTTTTATCCATTTTTTATATTCCCATATATCATATTTCAAGGGTTTTTCTTCTTCTAAACCAGGTGTATCACAAAAAGCAGGGTCAGAATCACAATAAAAATTTGAACCACCGTTTGGCCATATTCTTCTAAATCCGTGGTCAGGCAAAGGTGTGCCATGCATGTCTGCTGGATAATCATACTTTGATGTTAACATACTATGTTCATAATCATCCCAATCTTCTAATACTAAACAGGTTATTCTAAATCCTATAGCACCCATATTACATACCATATCACTCTCTGAGCCTGAGTATGTTCGCTCTCTCATTCTTTGAATAGCTTCTGGTCTAACCTCTAAGTCCATCGTAACATACCCTGTCCTGCTGGATATTGTGTATAAACATACCATCCTGTTGCAATATATTTTGTTTGTGTGTAAGACATTATACCTTTATGTGTATGTGTCCAGTCTGAAGGCCAAAATAATGTTAGTCCTTTTTCGGGTTTAATTTTTGTTTTTTGATATAAAAAAGCAGTTTCACCACCTTCTTTAATATCATTTAAATATGTCATAAAGACAAGCATTCTTGTAGTTACAGTTGTATCAGTTCTTTCACTATGCCAATTATGATAACCTTGTGTAGGCTCATATTTTTGAATATTAAACATTGTATGCATAGAAAAATTTCCACCTTGGTTTAATACTGTCCATTTATCACAATAATGCTCTAAAGCAATATCCATTTGAGAACAATAATCGTTTAGGGCTAAATGTTCTCTAGTTTCATATGGCCAAAAGACAGAAATATCTGTTGAATCTTTAATTTCAGGATTTATAATACCTACACCACCACTTACTCCAGGTTTTTGTTTATACTTATTGTCTTCAAACCAATCTACTAAATTATCACATACCTTATCATCTATGTAATATCCGTCAATAAATAGATTTTTCTTGTTAATACTGTGTTCTTTCATATCACATGCCATAATTTATAATATTATATAGTTATTTATACAACAAAAAAGGGGGCCACCATCGTGAGCCCCCTCAATCGTTTACTAACGATAAAATACAATTACATTAAGTTTTGTACTTGTACTCTACGGTAGTATCTGTTGCTGTTTGCAGAACCAGAGCCGTTAATAACAGCAGCGTCGCCTGTACCAGCTTCAGCAAATGGGTTTGCTTGTAAACCATAACGAGTTTTAAACCCAATTTTTGGTTGGAAAGTATCTTGACCAACTGCTCTAACCATTTGTAGAGGTACATATGGGCAGTAGAATAATCCACTATCATATGGTGAAGTACCTTTATAACCACAAACGAAATATTGGTTTGCAGCTTGGTTAGCAGAATATGGGTCAATATATACTTTATATTTACCATTAAGAACACCAGCAAAAGTGTTTCCTGTGTCATCAACATTTAGATTGTTGTTTAACGCAGGAGCGTAATCAAGAACACCCGCCATTTGAAGAGCCGAAGCTACATCAGATGAACAGATAATCATGTTACCTTTCCCTCTACGAGTTCTTTGTGCAATGTGGTTTGCTTCTCGTTCAACTTGGAACATAAGTCCTTTGAATCTCTCAACAGACCAACGACCATTAGAATCTGTGTCTAAGTCAAAGATTCCAGCAGTTGTTGTGCTTACAGCTGCGCCTTTCTCAGCATTGATGTAGACAGTTCTGACTACTTCTCTGTTGATTTCAGCAAGAATTTCAGCAGACAAAATGTTTGCTAATTCTGTTTCAGCGTCAAGACCATGAATTGCTTTAAGGTCTTGTGCAAGTTCCATTGTGTATTCAGCTTTTAATGCTCTTGATTTAGCAGTTACAGTTGATTTCTCAATTGAGAACGCCATTTCAGCAAAAGCGTTAGCGCCAGCGTCACCTAGTTGCTCAGCCTCAGCTGTAGACATCCCTGTACCAGCAGTATAAGTACCAGCAGAAGGACTATCGTTTAAAGCACCTGGGTTTGTTCCATCGTGGGCTGTTGCAGAGAATCCACCGTTAGATGAACCAGCTGCGTTTCTACCAGAGAAATCTGTATCAGCTTCATCAAATAAAGCTTCAGTTCCAGATTGGTTTGTATATCTACTTCTCATTGCAAATATAAGACCTGTTGGGCCAGTCATTGGCTGAACACCACAGATATCATATGCAATAAGGTTAGGCATTGCTCTTCTAACTAAAGAAATTAGGATTGGATCCCAATTTGAAACACCAGCAGTATTGTTTACTGGCGCAGCTTCAGATAGGAAAGCTTGGTCTTCTTTTAAAGAACGTTCTTGGTTCTCTAAGATGACACTTGTAACGGCACGCTTATAACTATCCTTTACTTCGGGAAGGTCAGGATGGTCTAAGACTGGCTGCCATTTTTTTTCGTAAGTTTCAGATAAGTACATATCTTTGTCTCTCCTTTATTACTATTATTTCGACAACTTAATGTCTTTGGTTTTTGTAATAGCGGCCGTGTAAGCAGCCATAGCATCCGATAAATCAACATCTGCTGTTTCATCGCTTGCCGCTACATTATGAATATCATCCGAAGATGAATTTTCAGCTTTTTGCCCAAAATAAGATTCCTTAATGGTCTCTACTTTTTTTGCAAAATCTTCTTCATTAGAGTACTCAACGCTCTCTACTAGTCCGTTAAACTTTTCTTTAGAAGTATCAGCTAAATCTTTAGACGCTTCATCAATGATGTCCTGTCTTTTGAAAATGCCAACTTCTTTTTTAAGTTCTACAGATTTTTCAATTTCTTCGTTAAGTTTTTTCTCTAAGTCTTCTATTTTAGAAGCCTGGTCTTCAAGAACATCATATTTCTCATCAGGTACATCTATGTAATGGTCTTCAAATAATTTTTTCAAACCACCAATAAAGTCTTCTGCGATTTCGCCCTTGATACCTCTCTCTAGAGCTAACTTATTTTCATTCATCCATTCTTCAACCACATAGTTTAAGTATGAATCAACTTTTTCTGTAAGTTCAGCTTTAGATTTTTCAACTTCTTCATCGAATTTGTTTTTGTACTCAGCTTCTAATCTTTCTGTTTCTGCTTTTACTTTAGAAGTAATTGCAGCTTCAAAAATCGTAGCAGCCTTTTCTTTAAATTCTTCAGATAAATCTGCATCTCCAACTAAAGCGTCAATGTCTTCCTTAACATTTATGTCTTCACAATTAGAAGCTTTCAAAGATTTCTTTTTATATCCTTCTTCTTCTACTTCTTTATCGTCCTTTTTGACTTCTTCTTTAGCTTTCGCTTCTTCAATATCTTTAGAATCTGTATCTTCATCTGTTTCTTCAGATTTCAAGTGTGATGGCTCTGCAGCCACTTGAGCACTTTTAGAAACTTCATCAGATACTTTATTAACCTTTTTGCTACCATCGGGATTACTGTCTGTTGGTTTAACAACTGGTGAACCTAAATCTTCATAATCAGTTTCAAGATGTGATGGTTCAGCCGCAACAGCATTCTTCTTAGGAGCATCCGCCATAGGATTAGCGCTTGCTTCTTCGATAGCTTCTGGTTGCATTTCTGATTCTGCCATTGAAAATCTCCTCTTTTTATAGTACTATAAACTCTAAACTTATTTGAGTTTGGATATATTTATAATATTATAGTTTTTTAATAAACGAATCAAAGATTTTTAGTTTTTGTTCTTCTAAATCTCTTTTTTTCGCTCTCATCATTTCCATCTTCCACGCCTCTACATCTTTTTCAATTAAGAGACCGTTATCCCACACCCACTCTTTTCCTTCCATAATACCTTCTACGAAAGCGTCTGGAGCTGAAGGGTCGGCTACAATGTCTGCGGCTGTAGCTAAGTAAAAGTCATCTTTCACATAGTTAGCACCGTTCTTTTGTAAAATGGAACCCATGCCTCTAGATGATACTCCTAATTGAGCACCTTCATCTATAAGATTTTTTACAATCTTACCATAAGGCGTGTCCATGATTTTAGCTTCACCAATAAAGTTATCGCCATCAGGGTAAAGTTTATTTACCATGTGAGAAACTCTTTCTAGATTGACCGTAGGTCCATCTGGATGTCCTAACTCACCAAATGCACGATGTTTATTGATAAATTCTTTGTTGTATCTTGTTACTTCTTTCATTAAGATATCTTTTGGGTAAACTCTACCGTTACGATTCTTAATGTTAGACTGTAAAAAAACACCTCTAATCTTGTATTCTTTTTTGCCGTTCTTTTCTTCTATAAGATATTCGGCATTTGATACTTCTTCTGAAATTAATTTCATTAGTGTACTCTCTCTTTTTTTCTAATACTATTTATACAAACAATTACTTCTATATTAGGATTTTCTTATCTAAACTCTACAATTATACTATAATTATCACCATTTGCAAAGTTTTTTGTACTTAATAACACATCACCTGTCGGTGTTGTCGCATTATTTGGTATACTATTACCATCAGTTCTAAAATCCATGAACCCTTGTCCTGATAAAAATAAGGCTGTTGCGTTAGTACTTCCATCCCAAATCAACTCAACACCAGACTTACTATCAGATGTATTGATAGAATAATATACTTTAGATATAACCCTATTACCATCTTCAGACATAAAGGTTAATGTTGAAGCGTCAACTTTTTTAACCAAAGTTTCGCCTGTACCATCGGAAAAGTTTGTAAGTTTTGCTACAAATTTAACACCTGATGTATCAGCAATTGTCTGTGTTGTTACTAAATCTGCCATAATGTCTCCTAGCTATTTTCACCCATACCTTGTTTTTGTAATGTCAATAATGCAAAACCAGATGAAGCATTAGTTGTAATTGCCTCAATGTCTCCACCAGTTGCAGTTGTGTTAGTTGCCGTATTTTTAATTACAGCGCCATAGTAATGACCAGAACCACATAAGTTTATTGCCTCAACATCACTTGAAGCACCTTTAAATTCTAATTTACATTCTCCTAAACCTACACCATATACAATGTTTGTAATATGAAGTTTAGCTCCATCAGCATGTCCACTTAATCCTGAAGCATCCACGGCCGCAGCTGTTGTAGCGGCGTCAGCGTTCCAGGTGAGTAATACTTTGGCATGTGTTTTACTATCTGATAAAATTTTTGTTGTAACTGCCATAGTTTCTTTACACCTCTGTTTGTTTCAATTGTTCTCTTACTTCTAATTCTATGTAATCTAACAATTGTTCTTTTGTTATATCATGTGAAGATACTATTGTCTTCACACAGTCTTCTATATTTTCACAAAAATTATCATCTTGATAACTTCCATTATCATGTCTATTGTCTAACATTTTATAAAACTCATTGACAGCCGTTTTTAATTTTGGCGACAATGATTTATAAGCAGATGAATCTACTAAATTATAATCTTCAAAAATATTACTTAGCTTCATCTGATGTCAAATCTATATCTACTGAACCGTCATTTTGATTTGTTACAGAACCATCTTGATTAAATGTTCCTGGTTCTGCAATTTCAGGTTTTGGGTCACTAAAAGATGTTGCTTCATTTGGAATTGATTGAGCAGTACTAAACAATTGACCAGCTAATTCTTTTCTCTTAGCGTCTAATGTGTCTCCTACTTTTGTTCTCAAAGCATCCTTAAAAGCGTCTCCAGCTTCTATATTGTTACCATTACCTAACTTATCTATAAAGTTTTTTATTTCTTCACTCATTATATTTCATCCTCCATATTATGGTTGTCGCCTGGTGTATCATCCATTTGAGCCGTTGGGTCTTGAATAATACCATCATCAATTTCTTTCTTAATCTGTTTATCCATTTCGATAATTTCACTATCACTTTGTTGTAATATATTCTTTCTAATATACTCAACACTATAAAACTTACCAATATAATCTCTCATTTCGCCAGCTAACTGAAGTCTCTCTCTCATCATTTCAGTATGTTTTAATTCAGCAAAATGTCCGTCTTGTAAAAAGTCATAATTAATGTTTTGATTGATTGTGTGCCAATCATCTTCAGATATAACTTTTTTCAGAATTAATTGAGTTTTTAGTAAGTCATTAAATAACTCTGTAAATTTCTTTCTTAATCTTTGTACAAACTTAGTAAATTTAAGTTCATCTCTAGATATCTCACTAGCACGACCTAAATTAAAACCTTGCGAAGATTCTAATCTACTTACAGGCACATTTAGTGAACGATATAGTTTCTTTTGAAAGTATTCGATATCTGAAATTTCACCTAAGTTTTGTCCACCAGGTAATGTTGAGATATCAGTACCTCTGCCACCATCTCTTGAAGGCAACCAAAAATCTTCAAGCATGGACATATAGTTTCTATCATCTCTGATTTCTCCTGTTGAAGCGTCATATACAAGTTTATTTCTATATCTTGCCATAACATCTCTTAGGTATTGTTCTGCTTTTAGTTTTGGTAAATTTCCTACATCTATTTTAAAAATTCTTCTTTCTGGCGCCCTTGCAATTCTGTATATTACAACAGCGTCCTCTATCATTCTTAATTGATTAACAGGTTTGATTGCCTTATGTAAATAAGACATTACAATATTTTTCTGTTGGTCAACTAATCCTGAAGGACAAAAAGAGATTGTATCAGGTGCAATTTTTATACCACTACCTGATGTTGTGCCTGAAACACCTTTTTCATTGAACAGATAATATTCTACATATTCATCTACTACAGTTAATCCAGCGTCATTTCTTTCAGGTCTTGCCTTTCTAACTTCTCTAATTTTTTTAATTTTTCTAGGGTCAATATATTTTAATTCTGTTATACCATTTACAGGTGAATCTCTATCAATAATTTTTTGATAATATATACGACCATCAACATACCATCTTCTAAAGATGTCATGTCCTTTTGTATTGAAATGCATTAGATTTAATACATTTTTAAATTCATCGTTAATTTTCTTTTTAACATCTTTGCCGTAAGGTAAGTTATCTGTGTTTACTCTTACAGCGTCTCTCAATTCATTTGATACGATTGCCTCATTAACAATATCCTCGACTGCCATATCACATTCGGGATGTAATGAAATTTCTCTGTATCTTCTTATTAAGTCTGCTTCACTTTTAGCAGTACCTTCCATATCGAGGTACTGGCCAAAATACCCGCCGGCGGCGACGGTTTGTGTTCCGTCATCCGCCTGGGTAGTTGTAAAGCTTTGCTTAGGGTCTTCTGTTTTCTTTACTCTCGTAATTTGAAACCCAAATAATTCAGCCATACTTTAACTCCTATATTGTATCAATTATTTATACGACCACTAGGTAGTTGTATTTGTTTCAAAGAATTGATACGCAAATGAAACTTCATAAGTTTCTATCTCATCATTAGAACTATAATCCAAAGCAATATTACCTACTGACACTGGATAAGCCCCTCTTAATGTTATAGACTTAATTGTGTTTCCATTTCTGTCTAAGTGGTCAACAAAAGCGTCAACTTGATAATCAGCTGGGTTAGTTAAACCTTCACCATCTGTCATGTTGTTGATACCATTTTGCCATCTTTCAAAAGCATTTCTTACTTTGAATGATGTATCGTTGTAGACTGTTATAGACCAATCTTCAAATGTTCTATCTCCAGCAACCTTAATTTGTCTACCACGAAAAGCAACAGGAAAACTTCCTATCGCCATAGCCGGTAAACTTGTTGCCTTACATAGAAACGCTAGGTCTTCTATTTCACCACCAACTTGAGCGTAGCCAGGAAAAGGCATTGTAACCTTAAACTGATTAGGTCTTGCACCACCGCCTGATAGTTTAGCTTTGAAATCTGATATATTTGCCATCTTTTTTCTCCTCTATTATCCAGCGACTTCTTCAAATGCAACACCTGTTCGTGTAGCAACGAATTGTAATGTAACAAAATTGATTGAACGAGCAGGTTTTACAAAAATTTCTGCTACGAATTCATTTCTATCTATTACATCGCCTGTATTATTTGTTTCATCACAAACTACTAAAAAGTCTGTAATCCCTCTACGACCTTGCACTTCTCTTAGGAAAGGTTCTACAATGTTTCTAAAGTTAGCTCTTGTAAACTCATCGTTGAATTCAAAGAGTTGGAATTTAGAAGCAGTTGAAATTGCTTTCTCTAATACTATGAATAGTCTTCTTACATTGATTCTATCAAAAGCACTTGGTGAACCTAATGCAGTTTTGTCTCCGAATAATACTGTTCCTTGACCTGGGAAGGTTGCAACAGGATTGATTCGTTTTGGATATAAAATATCTCTTTGTGCTTTAGTTGGATTGTAAGCAAGTTTAACTACACCTCTTACAACACCTCTGTTAAATCCAGCAGGTGAGAACCAAGAATCTGCAATAGAATCTGTTCTAGCCGCTAAACCAGCAATGTCTCCATTTAAAGGTACAAAGCGATATACATCACTATATTTGTCATACATGTATTTGTAACCACTATCGAATACAGCATAACTAGAAGAACTTCTAGCGTCAAAAAAGTCTTTTACATTTTCTGTTTGTGTATTTGAGTTTGTTACATTAACAACATCGCTTCTTTCAGGTGAACAGAATACTACTGCATCCTTCCTGTTTTCAGCTATTGTTATTAAGTTTTCAACATGTGTACCATCTCCTTTACCAGCGATAATTAATCCAACATCTACTGTATCAGCGTCTTGGAATTTTTCATAAGCAGTTTTTAGTTCGCCTGTTGTTACAGCAGAACCATCTACCCCACCAGATAAAGATTCTAATGAAGGAGCATCTACAGCAGTGAATGTTACACCTGAAGCTGCTGTACCCCAATTTGTACCTGAAGCGTGATGGTCCATCCAATAGACATAATTTGATTTTGTAAAAATTACATCTGGATAATAGTTGTTATCGCCTTGTGGAGTTTTAGCGTCTGAAGCTTTAGATACTTTAGAATAAGTTTCTAAAACTGAACCAGGTACGCCTGTAATTCCACCGTCTTCATCTACTACTACGACATGAAGTTCATCGTTAGCGCCAGACCTTGTTGAAGCATATGCTGAAGTACCTGGAGCACCATCTACTGAATCGTAATATCTCCATCTTCTTCTTACATTTGCACCGTCTGTAATAGTTGTTTGTAAACCACCTGTTCCACTTTCTTTTTGAACAATTGTCAAAGTATGTGTGTCAATAGCAGTTATTCTGTATTGATGACCGTCATCATAGTCATTTTGGCCAGCTGTTGTTGAAAAAGATATAATATCTCCTACAACAAACTCTCCGCCAGCAGTAACTACAATTGTTGTGTCTCCTACAGCTGTTGAACTATCATTTACTGTTGTTGCACCTTCTTCCTCATACGCTGTTGCGTTTGGACAAGTAGACACAAGTAAACTGTTACCCCATGCACCAGCAGTTCTAGCTGAAAAAGTTCCAACTGAACCTTGACCTGTTGCATAGTTATTAGTATAATGGTCGTTATTTTTTATTAACAGTCCTGAACCACTAGTATTAGCGTTCACAACTGAAGTATTGGTAGCTCGTACTACTCTTAAAGCGTTAGAGTATTGTAAAAAATTGGCAGCTGAGAAAAAGTACTCAAATGTACTTGAATCTGGTTTACCAAAAGTATCTACTAACTCTTGTTCACTAGAAATTGCTACGATTTCATCTAAAGGTCCTTTTGCAAATTGCCCAGCAACAGCACCTATTGAAGTTGAAACAGCAGGAATTACCCTAGTTAAGTCTCTCTCTTGTACGAGAACACCTGGTGATACTTGAAAAGCCATGTGTTATCTCCTCTAATTAGCTAATTAATTTTATCATTTTTGGTATTATTCATACCCCCATAGTCAAAAATATTCACTCGACACTATTTATAAGAACCGTAAACTGCACTATTCCCCTTTACGGACCACAGGGTGCCAGACTGTACCATATTCATCTACTTCCGTTTCTTCACCTGGACGAGTAACACCATCATCTACAAATCCAAATGGTGCCATATCTTGTTCTATGAGATTTTGTTGTTCAACATAAAGTTGATTTCTGATATTTGAATCAGTCATTTCTTTGAAGTAATCTTGATTTGATAACCAACCAAAAATTACTAAACACATCATTAAGTCATCATTACATCCATCTTCAGCCTGCCAAGAGTTTCCTCTTTTTGAGAAGGTAGATATTTCTTCTATTATATTGAAATCGTTTATTATTATCTTATCTGATTCTATAAGTGTTTTAATATTTGAACATCCTATTTTTTTAATTTGTTTAGTCATTCTTACACCTAAAGATGAACCACGACCTGAAAATCCTGTACCTAATACTTGGCCTGCACGACCTCTTTGAGTTGTCATAAGTAGATTTTCATATTCTATTTCAAACTGTAGTGTATCTGATATCTGTTGTCCTAAATCATTTACTTCTACTAATACATGTGCTTGATTATAATTGGCACATACTTGAGCAATAATATTAGGAAACACAAAAGGTTTTATTTCATTACTTCTGTATTTTGCAACAACACGATAAGGAACTTGTGATACATCAAATATAATAAAAGCAGAATAATCTTTTACAGTTCCTCGTGCAACATCAACACTACACACATAAGTTTTATCTTTATTAGGTTTTTCATACATATCTAAACCAGCATTTGATGTAATAGGTGTTTCATAAGGCATTGCCTTAATTTTACTTGGGGCAATAAGAGTATCAATAGAGCCTAAAAATTCACACTCAAACTCTGATTGAAATTGTTCTTGTGATGTATTTCTTATTGTTTCTTCTTTCCATTTTTCATCACGACCTGGCACTTCTGACCAATGCACATCAATTGGAACATAATCGTTATTGCTGTTAACAGCGTCTGTCCACAACTTGTAGTACATATTCATCCCATGAGGTGTAGATACAATTATCATCTTAGTTTTTTGTCCAGAAGATATTGTAGGATATACAGATGAGAAGAAAGCTTCAGCTATATTTGCTGGTACGAAAGCAAACTCATCAAGAAATATTATGTTATATGAACCACCACGAATTGCACTTGATGATGTTGAGGCAGCTACAATAGTTGATTTATTTTCTAATTCTATAGAACCTTTATTCCAATTTATAACACCTTGTTGCAACCACTTTGGCAAGTTTTCATACGCAAGTTGTAATCTTCCTAAAATATCTCTAGCAGTATTTGATTTGTTTGCCAGAATAGCAATATTACAATTAGGATTAAATAATGCATAATGTAAAAGATATGATACAATAGTTGTTGATTTACCAGACTGTCTAGGTAGTTTACATATTGTAAACCTATTCTTATGCATAGTACCAATCATTTCTTTTTGAAAGTTGTACATTTTAAATGGTACTAAACCTTCATCGAGTGATACTATCTGTACATAATTTTGAATAAAATATAAAGGGTCTTTTTCACATTTGACATATTCAGATAATTGTTCCTTAGTAAATTCTACAGGAACATTTATTTTTTTAAGATTAGGATTTCCTAAGTAAGCGTCAGACATCTTCTTTATCTACAGATGAAACTATTTTACTTTTAGTTTTTTCATCTTTGTTCAACATTTTTTGTAGTTCTGCTGTAGAACCAACAAAAAGAGCATTTTGTATTTTAGTGTCTGCCGTTTTTGGCAGTTCTTTTAAATCTTTTAGTTTCTTTTGTAAGTCTTGAAGTTTATCAACAGTATCACCAACACTTTTAATAAGTTGCCCTGCTACTTCGTAAGCTCTTGGATGTTCGCCTTCTTTTGCAACAGATAATATACCATCTATTGCCTCTTGACCTTTTTGAATTAGGTCATAGTAAGCTTCTCGACTATAATCATAATCGTTATCTACATCAGGTTTATCTTTATCTTCATTACGAACCACAGGAGGTTTGAATTCTTTTTTCTCCTCTACTTCTGTTAAACCTAATATTTTATTTAATGTATCATCACTCATATTACTATTTATCTAACTTAACATCCCTCATATAGTCTGGAAGACCTAAACACAGTCTCCTATCATATTGATTTTCTTCTGCACCTTCTGTTGTCAAATCATTATAGTGAAAAAATACTTGGCAACAAGTATCTTCAAAAAATACATCTCTCCAATGTTCTAGTTCTTGACCTAAATAAATTAACATATCGCCTTTTTTTAAATCTATTTTTTTACCTTTTGCACCCTTAGAAATATACTTTTCACTTTCAGTATCATAATATCCATTTTTTGGATTTGGGTCTACAAATATAGGCCATTCATCTCCACCTAAAAATAATGTTGAAGATATTTCACAAGAAAATCTATCTTTATGTCTTTTTAATTCATTGCCTTTTTCATATATTCTAGTGTATGAGTATGATTCATTTAATACTAAACCTGTATTTTTTTCCATTATTGGTTTTATTTTTGATAGTAATGTGTCCATCAATAAATCACCATAAACAGAATAACAGTCTGCTTGGCCATCAGTTGATAATCCTAAGTCTTTTGAAAAAGGATTCATATTTTTAGTATCTAATAAAACCTGTCTTGCAGTTTTTTTGTTTTTTAAATAATTAAATGCTAAATCGCACATTTCGGGTGACAATGCATTTTTTACTACGGCATATTTTTTTCTTCTTATATTCATAATCTTATACAAATGGTTCTCCTATAACCCATACAACTAAAGAATATCTAGTGCCTTTTGTTACAGGTGTCACTCTGTGATAAACAAAACTAGGAAACATACATATACTTCCTTTTCTTAAAAGTCCTGTTGTACTATATATGTTTACATCTGAAAAAGGTTTATTGTTTTGAAAATCAAATTCTAAATCTCCACCTTGAAAATCTTTTGGGTCTGATAATAAAATTGTCATAGATAATTTTCTAATTTTTCCTTTATATTCAGGTTTAGTTATTCCACCATCTATATGCCAATTATAATGTTGTCCTTTTTTATATATTGTAAATTGACAGGGCTCTGCAAAGTCTACATTGAAGTTCCATTTAGATTGTGCATTTAAATGATGAATATAATCCCAAAGTTCTCTATAAATCCATGGTTCATTAATCCAAACAATATTAGAGTTTCTTACCTTTTTATTAAAATCT